ACACCACGAAGGTTTTTCGTGGGGTCAAAGAGCGGAAACAGGCCGTTTAACAAACCATGGCTCTAACCAACTCAGAACTGGGTTTGGCGCTCGGCGTCACCGCGCAACGCATCTCAGTCCTTCGACGTGAAGGCATGCCGACCGACAGCATCGACGCGGCTCGGGCGTGGCGGGAAGCCCGGGCGAACGTGCAGCGGGCCGCGGCACCGAAGGCCGCACCAGCTCAGCTCGACGACGGCTCCCTGGCTGACACGATCAGTGAACATCGCACCTTGGTCAGTCGGGCGCGTGGCGTCTGGCAGGCCGCGATGGAAGGGGGCGACCCGAACCAGGGGAAGTACCAATCGAGTTATAACGCCTCGCTCAAGACTCTCGTGGCCCTCGAGGAAGAGCAGGAGCGTCGGCTTATCCTGACCAAGGATTACATCTCCGCGAAGGAAGCCACCGAGGCCATGCGCGAGATGACGGCCGGCATCGTCAACCGCCTCGACAAACTCGCCCTCGATGTCGCAGAAGGATGTAACCCCGAGAACCCGGCGAAGGCGGTGAAAGTTCTGGAGGCTTGGGTGCGCCGCGTGAAGGCCGACCTATCGACCCATGACGAAGCGTAAGCCCAAGCCCAGGCGCAAGCCGATGCCGAAGCCGTCGCGTCCGTTCAAGCGCAAGCCGAGGAAGTGGTCGGAGTTGTCCGACGAGCTGTATCGTCTGCTCAAGGAGGCAGGGCTTTATGAATAAGACCGACCTCCTCCGCATCGGTCGGGACGTGCTGCGTCCGTCCGACTCGGGCGACGTCGTCGAGTGGCTCGAGTCCAACGTCCACGCCATCCCCGACTCACCGATGCCCGGGCCGTTCCGTTCCGAGCGCACGCCTTGGGTGGCCGAAGCCCTACGCATCGCCGCCGATCCTGAGACGAAACTCCTGACCGTCCTCGCCAGCATCCAATCCGGCAAGTCCCTCTTCGCCCGCCTGCTTACCTGTCACATCATCGCCAACGCTCCAGGGCCGACGATGGTGCTTCAGGCCACCGACCCCGAGGCCAAGGACTTCGCCCTGCGTTACCTCCGCCCGGTCTGGAATAACTGCCCGCCGGTGAAGGCGCGTCTTTCGGGCGACGACCTCGACCGCTCGACGACCGCCGACTTCGACCGCATGACGCTCTACTGCCGCGGCATCTGGAACGAGGCGAACCTTCAGCGTCTGTCCCTGCGTTACACCATCGCCGACGAGTGTTGGATGGCGCCGCCCGGACACTTGGCCGAACTGAGCGCGCGCGTGACGGCGTTCGGTTGGATGGGCAAGCGCATCTTCTTATCCCAGGGCGGACGGGCTGGACAGGAGTTTCATCAGCTGCACGAGACGACCGACCAGCGTGACTGGAACATGCGCTGCCCGAAGTGCGACCACCTTCAGCCATGGGTCTGGGAACAGATCAGGTTCCCCGAGGACGCCAAGTCGACCGGCACATGGGACTTGCACAAGGTCAGCGTCGGCACGACCTACGAATGCGCGGCCTGTCGCACGCACCTCCCCGACACTAACGCCAGCCGTCTCGAGGCCAACGCCCGCGGAACCTTCGTGGCCACATCGGTCGCCGCCAACTCCGGGCACATCGGCCTGCATTGGAACAGCCTTGCGACGATGAGCTGGGGCGAGCTCGGCGTCCTGATGCTCAAGGCCAAGGAGGCCGCAGACCAGTACGGCGACGAGGAGCCTAGGCGCATCTTCAAGCAGAAGCGACTGGCCATGCCCTGGAGCGAAGAGGGCGGCGAGATGGTGGCGCTGGCGGAGGCCGCTAACTACAAGATGGCCGACCCTTGGGACGCGGAGGCCGCGATCACCCCGAAGGCCCGCGTCGTCGAGCAGAAGGACGCCGTGCCCGGGAGCATCCCTTTCCGCACGATGGGGGTCGACGTCCAGCGTGGCCACTTCTGGGTGACAGTGCGCCGCTGGGCCAAGACCGGGCATAGCCGCCTGATGGCCTTCGCCCGCGTAGACTCATGGGGCAACGTCGAAGCCTTTGCCAAACAGCACGGGGTGCATCAGGCGCTGGTGCTCGTCGACTCGGGCGACAATACGACCGAGGTCTACCGCGAGACGGCCAAGCGTAACTGGAAGACGGCCAAGGGGTCGGGCTCCGATGACTTCGCCGTGACCGACAAGACCGGCAACACGACCCGCCGCTTCTACTCCGAGAAGCAGTCCATCGTCGTCCCTGGCATCCCGCAGCGGGCCATCCTGATCGTCCACAGTGCGACGGCAGGCAAGGACCTCCTGCACGGCCTGCGGGCTCGCCGCGTCTGGAGCTACGCCCTCGACGCCAGCCCCGAGTACGTCGAGCAGCTGAGCGCCGAAGTCCGAGTAAAGGACAAGCGGACCGGCAAGCCCATGTGGATACTTCCCCAGGGCAAGAAGGACAACCATGCTCTCGATACCGAAATCCTCGCCCTGCTGGCCGCCGTGCGCTGGGGCATCGCCGGGCGGGAAACTGCCGAAACCGACTTGCCTTCCGAATGACCCTTGGCACGCTATATGCAAGGGTACGCCGTTTAGTGTCGTGGGAGGAAGAGACTCATGGCGTGGGCTGGGCGGCGTACCCCCTCTCGGGCTTCCATTCTCGGCAAGTTTAAATGGCTCAAGGACTATTCATCGGCCTCACTGAATGCGAACTCCTCGACATCAAAGCCAAGGCGGTCGCCATGATCACCGAAGGTAAGACCCTGATGTCCTATTCCGACTCCGGCTCGTCCGCGTCCAAGCAGTTCGCCATGCCCCCGAAGGAGATGCTCGCCGAGGCCATGTTCGCCCTTAGCCGCCTCGACCCTTCGACCTACGGCGCTCGTCGCACGATCATCTCGACCGACTGGCAGAACCGTCAGGACTAACTTTCCATGGCCATCCGCAAGAAGATTAAGACCGTCAGCCTGCGTCCTAAGACGCCCAAGGCCATGCCTGCCGCCCCGCAGCCGCAGGCTTCCTACGGCGATTGGCAGAGCATCGGCGTGACGCGTGCCCGCCGTGCGGCCTACGGTGCGGAGCCCCGTGACCTCCGCCGCGACCTGACGCCCTACGACCGTCTGACGATGGTGCGCAAGTGCCGCTGGGCCGAGCGTAACTCCGGCCTGTTCAAACAGATTCTGGCGGACATCTGCCTCTACACCGTGGGCGACGGCATCAAGCCCCAGAGCCACGCGTCGACCCCTGAGATGCAGGAACGCTATGAGGCTTACTTCGCCGAGAAGGCCAAGCGCATCGACATCACGAACCGCTTCTCGTTCTATCAGGCTCAGTCCATCCTTCTCCGCGGCATGATCCGCGACGGTGACTCGTTCGCCGCCAAGGTGCGTAACGGCGCCGGGGAAGCGAAACTCCAGCTAATGGAAGCCCACCGCGTCGGCGACCCTCTCGAAGGCAAGGTGCCCGAAGGTATGCACGACGGCATCCAGTTCGGTCCCTATGGCGAGTATATCGCCGTGAACATCTACCGCTCTGACGGCTCGTCCCGCCAGATCCTCGCCCAGTCGATGATGATGGTTGTCGACCAGGAGTATGCGTCCGGCGCCCGCGGCGTGCCGCTGCTCCAGCACTCCATCAACTCCATCCAGGACGAGATGGAAATCCTCGCCCTCGAGAAGCAGGCCGTGAAGGACAACGGCGACGTCACCCGCATCATCAAGAAGGCGGGCGGCATCATCGACGGCGACATGGCCAACGAACTTGGCTCAACGGGAACAGGCTCCTACGCCAACCTCGCCAACACGATGGGCGGCAAACTCATCGCCCTTGAGCCTGGGGAGGACATGACGTCCTTCCAGAGCAATCGCCCGAACGCCACCTTCACCGGCTTCCTTGCGGCGCTCGAACGCGACATCAGCATGGGCGTCCTGCCCTACGAATTTGTCAGCGACCCTTCTAAGCTAGGCGGTGCGTCTATCCGGCTTGTGACGGCCAAGGCTTCTCGAGTTTTCGGCAAGTATCAGAACACGATTATCGAAACGTTCTGCGTCCCTACCTGGGGTTACATCATCGGACAAGGCATCGCCGCCGGGGACATCCCCGACGACCCTAAATGGAACGAGGTTTCTTGGACCACTCCGAAGTCTGTAACCGTCGACGCTGGCCGCGACGCAGCCAACGATCGTAACGACGTTGAGATGGGCCTGCTGTCCATGAGCGAACTCTACGCCCAGCGCGGACTAGACTTCCGCACCGAGATGGACAAGCGGGCCTCCGACATGGCCTTCATTATCGAGAAAGCGAAGACCGCCAAGATCCCGGTTTGGATGCTCTACAAGCCTGACTTCAACTGGCTCCAGCAGGGCCAGGCTAACAACCAGATTTCGGAAGGCACCGCAGACAACCTTGACCTACCAGAGGTTGAGGATGAGCCGGGTTCGATGGAAGAGCCCGCCTCCGAAGACCAACCTAACTCCTAATTTTATTATGCGTTTCCTCACCAACGGACTGTCGGGCCGCGAGCCCCTCCTCATCGACCCGGCTAAGGCGAAAGACCACGCTGTCCTCGCCGAGAAGTTCGGCTTCACGGATATGCTCGCGCAGCTCTTCGGCGTGGCTCCCAAGCCCTACGTCGTGGACGGCATCGGCATCATCCCGGTCGTCGGCGTGATCGGCAAGGGGCTGTCCCCGCTCGAGAAGATGATGGGCGCCGTGGACGTGAACGAAATCTCCGAGGCGCTGGACGCTTTCGCCGCCAGCCCTGAGGTCGAGAAGGTCGCCCTGCAAATTTCCTCCCCTGGTGGCACGGTCACCGGCGTCGAGGAACTGGCCAACAAGGTCCGCAACTTCGGCAAGCCTACCCTCGCTTACACGGACTCCGAGATGGCGTCCGCTGCCTATTGGATTGGCTCCGCTGCCGACCGCGTCGTCGCCAGCCCGTCCTCCACCGTCGGCTCCATTGGCGTCTATATGGCCATCCCTGACTACTCCGAAGCCGCCAAGATGGCAGGAATTAAAATGGTCGTCATCAAGTCCGGCAAGTTCAAGGGCGCGGGCATCGAAGGCACGAGCCTCGACGAAGGCCAACTGGGCAACCTTCAGGCCGGGGTCGACACGATCCACGCCGAGTTCAAGGAAGCCGTGAACATGAAGCGCAAGATGGTGAAGGCCGAGGCCATGGAAGGCCAGACCTTCTCCGGCAAGCAGGCCGCCGCCCAGGGCTTGGTCACAGGCTTGGCTGACTCTTTCAACGACGCCCTGCGTTCGTTCTAATTCCATTAACCGCAAATCTAAGATGACCATCGAAGAGCAACTCCTCGCCGCCACCGCCGCCGTCTCTGGCCTCACCGCCGAACGCGACGACCTCCGCACCACTGTCGAGAAGATGACGGTCGGCGTCTCTGCCGAACTCGAAAGCCTCAAGGTCGAAGCCGCGTCCAAGGACGCCAAGCTCGCCGAACTGACCGCCGCCCTCGAAGTGGCCGTCAAGGAGTCCGAGTCCTTCAAGGCCCTCGTCGCCGAGCACGAAGCCAGTAAGGTCAGCGCCTCCAAGGAAGCCGCCAAGATCGTGGCCTCCGTCGGCGTCTCCCCGGTCGAACTCAGCCCTGCGGATGGCAAGCCCACCGCCGAGGCCGTCGACCACCTCGCCACCTTCATGTCCCTGCCGGTCGGCTCCAAAGAGCGCAACGAATACTTCGCCGCTCATAAGCACGCCATCATCAAGGCGGCTATCTATTTTCCCTCAACCCTCACCCTATCCTAACACATCATGGCTAACTCCATCGCAGTCGCTCCCAGCATCCTCGCTGAAAGCGTCATCGCTTCCCTCAAGGGCAAGCTCCCGGCCCTCCGCGCCTTCTCGTCCGTCTTCACCGCTGCCGAATCCGGCGCCGGCAAGACGGTCCAGGTTCCGCTGATCGGCACCTCCACCGCCACCGAGTTCTCGACCGGCGGCTACCTCACCCAGGACGACGCGACGATCACCGCCGCCAACGTCACCCTCAAGCACTTCAAGGTGTCGAGCCGCTTCTCGCCCCTCGACGTCAAGATGTATGGCGCTCAGTTCCTCTCGAACGCCTTCGTCCCGACCGCCGCCAACGCCCTCGCTGAAAAGTGCCTGGCTGAAATCGGCGCGCTCATCACCGTCGCGAACTTCGCTTCTGGCACGAACACCGGCGCTGGCCTGACCTACGCTGAAGTCGTCGCCTCCAAGGGCGTGCTCGACGCCGCCAAGGCCGCTGAACCCCGCGCGTTCATCCTGAACCCGACCTACGCCAACGGCCTCCTCGGTGACGCCACCATCATCGGCAACTCCGTCCTCGGTGCTGGCATCCTGACCTCCGGCCAGATCGGCACCCTCGCTGGCGCCTCGGTCTACCAGTGGAACAGCCTCCCTGCCAACGCGGAAAGCCTCGCTGGCTTCTCGTGCGGCGCTGACGCCATCGCTGTCGCCTCGGCCCTCCCGATGTCCGAAATCCCGGGCTTCGAAGTCGCCAACGCTGTCGACGCCGACACCGGCCTCGGCGTCCAGGTCCTCATGGGCCAGGAGCAGAGCGGCTACTACAACGTTACCGCCACGCTGCTCTTCGGTGCCGCTGTCGGTCGCGCGACCTCCCTCCACCGCCTCAAGACCGCCGCCTAATAGCGGTCCAAGGTTCAAACGAGGCTCCCAGCGATGGGGGCCTTTTTTGTGCCCCCTACCAATCCGGGCAAGTATAGGATGAGCCTCTACGGAACCGAGTTTCTCAACGACGCCAAAGAGATGGTGGCGGACTTCGGCGTGGCCGGGTCGGCCAACTCTGGCGCCATCACCTTCTCGTGCCTCATCTCCGACCCCGCCGTCTCGACCGTGCTCGAAGCAGGGGGGTATATGGAGAGGACCCAGTACTCGGTCAGGCTCCCCGCTGTAACGGCCTCCTGGAGCCAGCCAGACGGGTCTATTGGGGCATCGGCGGCCCTACTGTCGGGTGGCGTCCCCATCGCCAGCCTTGCCCAAGGGAAGAAAATCGTGGCCGGCGGCAAGACCGTCCGCATCACGAGCCAGACCTACAAGCCCGGGTCGGCATGGATCACGCTGTTGGTTATCGACGACAACCAGTAAGGCCATGGTCACGGTATCCGTTGACCCGAAGTCTATGGCCTCATTTATGGCCATGCTTCAGCGC